CCAAGTCAGCTAACGCCGGAGCTAGTGTGTGAGTCTCAAATGCACTAGTTACTGAATATATCTGCAACCCGTTAGCAATTGCACCAGGAAATTTAGCAATCCATGAACCTACAGGTGTAGTTAATGTAGTTAAATCACCATTATCAAAATGTTCATCATTTTTTACAGTTACGGCAAGAGTTCCTGAACTTGCATTTTTAGCAGGTCCTGCAAATATATCATCCACAGAAGTAATGGCTTTACCATAAATATCTACTTCGTCAAATCCTACTGCACCAATCTCATCAACAGTAAAAGTAACATCTTCAGATGCATCTGCTCGAACTACTCTTAATGATTTACCATACTTCAAAAATGAAGCAGCTGGCATAAACGATTGATATGTATCGTTGTTAGGTTCCCCAAATCGGGAAACTAATTGTTTTTCTGACCCTACAGTTATAATTTCTCCAACTGGCCCCCACTGAAATGCTCCAGCGATTGCACCAATTGATGTTGATACTGCAGGGATTACGTTTGTTAAATCTATTTCTTTTACCTGTACTCCAGGTGAAACTTGAAATCCCATTCTATTATCCTCAATAAATTAATTTATATGAATTCATTATACGGTTATATACCCAATTATTATTATTTATAATATCCTTGATTTCTATAATAAATCCCAATTACTTGATCTCTCATCCTGACCATCATCTATAAATCCAAATGGTATCATATCTCTTTCTATTTCTGCTTGTTGCTCATCATATATTAATGACTTGATGTTAATATCATATATCTCATTGAATATACCTAGTTGTACAAAATAACCAAACATAACTAAGTTCATTACTAAATCATCATGATGTGCTTTACCGGCTTCAAATGATGAACCCTTTGATACAAATGTAGTTAACTCAGATATAGTTTCTGAATCATATAATGTTAACTTACCCTCTTCTATAATATCCTTTATATTAGAACAACCAATTCGCTTAACCTTATGAGTCATTGTAATACCAACATCTTTCGATTTAACAAAAGATTCTACATAGGTATGCTCATACTCTAATTCATAATATAACTCATTACCTACTACAGACCCTTGATCATTAGATTCTATAACAACATAACAGTTATTATATACCTTAGCATACTTATGTATAACATCAGGGAATAATAGGGGTGATATAGTATTTACTTGATATACAGCAACTTGCTCAAATACCTCACCTGTAATATCAAGTATATTAAAAGTAGAATAATCTCTACCTCTTCCTTTAGCTACATCAACAAGCATTATATATTGATGTTTTTCTACTGTCTCTTTATATATACGAGCACCATCATCCCTTCTATGAAGTGGCTCTGACGATCTTAATGATAATAACGTGTTTGCTGTAATTAATGTATTACCTATTCCAATAAACCTATTACCAAATTCTTGTTCAAATTGAATTTCTGATGTATTAGCTATTGTTTCTTTTTTCCATTCATCATCTCTACCTGGTACATCCCACCAGTCCACACGAAATGGTTTATATGAGTTTGTATTTGTTACAGCTCCTTCCCATAGTTTATGATATACATTACCTAATCCATTAGCTGTTGATGTAATAATAACTCTTGTAGTCTTACCTGATGATATTACTGGATATGTTGATGTATAAAATTCCCCATCATTCTCTACAAAGGCGAACTCATCAAGGAACAATAAAGATATAGACATACCACGAATAGAAGATCCTGAGGTAGCAGCTGCAATAATACGTGAATTATTAGAAAACTCTATAGAGCCTTTATTAAGTACTTTACAACCGGCTTGAAGAAAGAAAGGTAAGTTCTCTAATGCTAATGTTACTCTTGATAACATTTCACGAGCAGTAGCACCTTTGTTTGCAAGAATAGCAATAGTCTTATCAGGATGGAATAGTGCATACCATAAAAGATATACAACAGATGATATTGATTTACCTGATTGTCTACAGGCTAATACTATAGAAAACCTATTATCTTCAAAATGCTTAAACATCTTTTCTTGATAAGGGTATAAATCAAAGGGTGTTAAGCCTTTATCTAAATGTATTATTTTAATGTAATTCCGAGCAAAGTAAGCTGGATCATTAACACATTTAGAATACTCTTCTACTTCATGTAAAGACCATTGATGTGATATACCATCTTTCTTTACATTAATATTACCTAGATAACCAGCTTGTCCATTAATAAGTTCCATTATATTCTTCCATTATACCATCAACAATCATTTCAATTGCTCTAGTATTATCAGATTCAACAGTCTCTGATCTACATTGATACCATCGTTTTAATTCGTTTAGTATAGACTTTTCTAACTTTAATGTTTCATTTCTATCTAAATCAAGTGTATACGTTTTATAATAAGATAGTAATGGATCAGATGTTCTGTACGCTTTAAGACGTTGTTCTAAGTCTTTAGTAATACCTACTTTAATTAGGTTATTCTTTATCTTTATAATATAATAAAACATCTTGACATTTCATGAATAATAGTGTATAATATTACTAGTGATGCAGGAAAGTGGGTATACTATACCTTGTTTACTTCGTTCTTATCATGTTCAATAACATCTTTGTCTTTATCAGCTAGTAGTTTTTGTAAATCAGTGGCAGAACCAATAAAGACATTGTTATTAGTAATAGCTTCATTAGGTTTATCAGTTACTTCAATCTTCTTCTTTTCTTTCTGTAGATTCATTAATGATTCAACTACTTCTGCATTAGTTTTAATCATGTTAGAAAGTACTTCAAAGGCCCGTGGATGTTCAGACTCTCGTGCTAAATCCATCATCAACTCAATACCTTCCGATTGTTTATCCGAAAGATTATATAAAGATGATCTTATATACTCATAATCCTTATCAATATCTTTTTTCATTCGCTAGTGTTCTACAAAATAATCTATTGTTTGTACTATAGTATGTGCATCTTCTTTATTAGCAGTAGCAGGGTCAACATCTACATTAAGTGTTTCTAATAATATTTGTGGTGTTCTAGTAGTATCATGTATATTAGCATCTACGTGCTTAATAACACCAGCTTCATGTACAGCCTGATAAAATCTTAATTTAGTAGTAAAATCTAATGTATAGATAATAGATCTCCGTGACTCAAAATCACCCTCATAATCTTCTGATAAATCTACAGATTGGAGAACAAAAGGAATGTCTGTCTTACGATTTATATTATTATTCTCTATAATAGTAACAGTATAATCCGGTTGGAATAGTGGTAATATCTGTTCAACTATTTGTAAACCTTCATCCATATTCTTAGCTAATATAGAGAGTTGAAATCCTACATTATATGGTGCGTATGTTCTAAGATATTGTCGTTTATAAGAATCTGTAGGATGTGCGTACGCATCTCTGATTTGTTTATTAAGTTTGGCTGTAGAATCATAATCTATAGATGTTATCTCAAATGCCATCCTTGGTAATTTTAAAGCCAAACTAGGATCAGTTAGATTTGGCTCACCTTTTATACGCGCTATGAACTTCTGTTTAGGTCCATAGGATAATGGTACTTTATTTGTTTCTAATATATTACCAGACCCATCTCTTCTTTGTATTTTAATGTCATTGAAGAGTGTACCGAATACAGATACAAGATTTCTTATATGTTGATTATAAAAGGGGGTTTCAAACATTATGGTTCACCAAATGGATTATTTTCAGAGAAATCTATAATAGCATCTGAAACTGTTTTGAATTCTAAGTTCTTCGCTTCTGGATCATTAGCATGAAGTTCTTTATCAGTTAATTTCTTACCGTCAACTAATAAACTAGATACATTAGCATATATATTCCATGAAGCCCCAGAAGTGGAACCAACAATAGGATATATAGTAGATATAACAAAAGGAAGTGCTTTACCATCTGTTCCTGTCATATCATTAACATATATAATTGGTTGTGTAACTCCGGATGGATAATCTATTTTAGATACTTCAGCAGTAACATATACATCAGGTGTTAATGTGGCTTGAGTAACAGTTTCACCTATTATAAAAGTACCTGTACCTTGATCTAACCCAAACACATCATAATTAGAGTATTCACTTTCGAACGTATCAATAGCTTTAATACCTGTGTCAATCTCTTGAGATGAGTATTCAAACAGTTCAGCCATTAGTTTATATACAGGTAGATTACCGAGAGCATAAAATGGTTGTTCGTGTTCTATAAAAGATATCTGAAAGAGTGTTTTAGTTAATGGAAGATATATAAGATCTCCTTCTGCAGGTCTGTCAAGTTGTTCTTTTTTATTATATAATGATATTTCTTTTTCCCATCTTCTTTTAGAACATATAAAAGTAGCTTGATCTCTTATCTGCAGACCAAACTTAGACATTAGATCGCCTTCACCCTCCCAATTATCTGTATTTTCTATATACATCTCTAGAGCATATGCGTCAGTAAACCTAGCATAGTCTTCGTTTAATAGTTCATCTTCTGTAATAACTTCCCGAGGAATATACAAAACATCCTGACCAAACATCTTTAAAGATTCTATTATAATATCTTCGTATAGATTTTGTTCAGAAGTAACTTTATGATTAAAAAATACGTTAGTTGACATAACTATTAACCCATTGCAAAGTCAATAGGGAGTTCATAATCTAACCTAATATTCTCTTCAATCTTCTCAATATCAATACTAGCATCATCATACATTTGTCGACCATTAAGTATTACACCACCTGGAAGTACCATACCATCAAACTTAATAAGGTTTTGACCCCATTGTCGTTTAATAAGAGCTGTAGTATATTTCTTTAATAGTCTATCATTATAGAGTGCTGTTACTGTAGTAGGATCTAATACAGAGTATGCAGATACAACAATATATTCATCAACTATTAAGTCTGAATCGGATACATCTAAGAATAGTTTATTTTCATGTCTAGAAAATCTTATTCCTTCTGATAATCCAGATCCTAGTTTCATATCATATAATGCTAACGATTGTTGCATCATAGTATATTCAGCAATACCACCCATAGACATAAGACGATTCATATCTGACAATCTCATCTGATATTCAATATCAAAGAGGAAATTAGACCCAGAACCATCTACAGGTAATATCCTATCTACCCATAGTATCTGATCAGATAGAGTGATATACTTATTAGTTTTATCATCAGCTGTTATCTTATGAGTATAAAATATTTTCTTATGTGCATCTGAATGATATTCCTGCCAATATTGTAGGGCTTCATCTACTCGGTCTTGTAGTTGATCTTCATCAACATTCACTTCAAGTACAGGTTCACCTAACTGTCTTAGGCAGTAGTTAATAAGGGTTTGTCGTGAGTTTGGAATAGACATATTATTCTTCTTCTATTATGTATTGTTAGTGTTATTTATATTTATATAGAAGTCCACTTATTAATAGGGCATTTAGATCCTTTTAATCTAATCTTACCTTCTATAATACACCCACATTTAGAACATATATCTACACCTACACTCTTTTTAAACTCACATACAGCACATATCTCTCTTCTTTTAATAAGAACTTCTGATATATTACCTTTAATCATTATTTGACATTTCTTCGTTTAGTTGGTTTGCATATTCTGTAGCGAGTGCTATTTCTTCGGCTGTACCCCGAATTACTTTAGTTTCGGGTACAGGTACGGTAACTGTTGCATTATTAATGGTTGCATTATTAATGGTTGCATTATCTACAAATGTTTTAGTTACAGGTGGAGTAGCAGTAGGCCCTGTTAGATTAAGCTTTATATTTTTTAGGGATTTAACATATTCATCATCTGTATTGGCACTATCCTCTTTCATATCGTGTAGAATTTCATCAATTTCTGCATGATTAACTGCTTCAGCTGAATTAGTTAGATTAGGTGGAGTTGCAAACCCT